CTTCTCTCAGCGCAGCCAGCAGTCGGGGCCGCCCTAGCATTCACAACGCTATTCCTAATGCTAGAGGATGCAGGCCTAGGATCCCTTCGAATTATCAAGGAAGCAGTACTCAAGTATCCCTGGATTCGGACTTCGTTCCCGGAATGCAAGCCGGAGTTTCATGCCGCAAACATCGGGCAACAAGCCGTCCGTGCAGCTGATCTCTCAATTAGGCCATACTGCAAGGCTGTGTACGGGAACAGGTTCGTCCCAGTTGCCCAAAACGAAATCGCTAACTTGATGGGTATATGCAAGCGGGTCTTGAGCTACACCATGCCCAACTATCGGAATTTCGGCGGAGGTCGCATCTCGGACAAACAAGAGGCTCTTATTCAACGGAAGATGGAGGAGTTGGGTATCCAAATGACCCCTGACGAATCAACGAGCGCCCCCCCAACCACCGCGTAGCCCCTAAACCAATCACTCGCCGGACGGTCCATGTCACGACATATTTAAAAACTAAACCCTAGGATGGACACCGACTTCTCCCTCGCCGAGGAGTTCACTCCCATCGAATACGAGACCACGGGGCGTGAAACAGACCAACGTGCAACCCCAGAAAAACATCTTGATAGTCCAATTGTCGTCTCGTTACTGGAGCATTTCGTCAGAATCCTGGAGCCAGCTTACAAGAACAGACCAAATCAAGTTGTAGATTGGGAGCACACCCGGTCATGGCTCAACTCCCACCCAGAAGAGGACTACTCGAGTATCCGCGAGCCACTCCGCCAGCTATGTGATTGGATGAACAAAGAACGGCTCACAATACACGACGTCCCAGAGATACTTGTCCCAGCCGACTACCCTACCCTGATCCATTGTTATCCAGGAGCCGCTGAAAACTCGAATGATGAAATAATCGAAGAATCACTCAAGATATACGAGCGGATTGTGGACTGTTATATGGCGGAGGTTGAAGATCTACTCTCACCGTCTGAGTATAAAAAGGTAAGAGAGAAGGTAGCACGCCAATATCGATCCAACCCTAGCGTAGACTATTATGGATGCCGAGCAACGGCATGGAATACAGTGTGCGATGAATATCGAAGACAATATGCGCGTAACCGTCCAGGTCGTCATAGACGAACACAATACGTTGGGGACCTGCAGTGCATTCATCTAGATGGATATAGTATAATACGATATACTGCTGCGAACGGTCGACAGACTATAAAACTTGCCGTGTATACTCAGCTTCAGATGTTGCTTGATGTCATTCTCTCACGGGAGAACCTGTTTTGTGCTTTAGCTCTCGGTATCCACAACGGCACCGAACGGCTCTATGGCCTCGTTTCGGAATTGCTCACTTGGCAGGAGAAGTGTATCAAAGAGTACAACAACTCTGGGTTCGAACTTGTCAAACAGCCCGAGGCCCTCATGAAAGCTCACGTCAACACTCTAAGCGGGGGAGATATTCTGTGCGACTCATCATACAATCGTACACTGCGGAAGATTGAGCAGAAAGAGCTAAAGATTCAAGGTTCAGTCCACCTGACCACTCAGCTGAGTACACTATGTCGCTCGATTGACTCAGTTGGCGACGCACTCGAACTTTTTGGATTGATCAAGGTATCCGGCCACCCAACCGTTAACGCAGTCGTATCGGCGACCTCCGTCAGGAACGAGGCGTGCCCGTACCTACGCACCTCCCCGCTAAGCATAATAAACACGAGGAGATGCTTTCAACACATATTCTTGAATCAATACCTACAGCGACACGCTGAATGGCCAAAGTTCCGTTGCACCCCGAAACCCGGTACTCTCCTACACCGACACTGGGCCAATCGCACAACCGTACTCCCATCGGCAGCGTATGATCTCTCAGATCTCGACCACATCAGGTTTGCGAAATGTCTTGATTTTGACTACTCCCCTGACTTCCTTAAGTTTCTCGACGACAAAGCTATTTCTGTCGGAGCGAAGGATGCGGCGTCCTTCTGGTACGGAGGAGAGTCATCACCAAGACGCCTGATCCTTAAGGCCATCAAGACCGAGAAAATAGACATGAGGGAGATCGTGGAGCGCTTACGGCGTGGGGGGTTCACCCCTGATGAGCTAATTGTCGAACTCACTCAGAAGGAGCGCGAACTGAAGCCAGCGGCACGGTGTTTTTGTAAGATGGTTCTAGCTGTTCGTTGTTTCTTCGTCTTGACGGAATTTAACCTCGGTGAATCGTTCATGCCTCATTATCTCCCCCAACAGACGATGACTATGAGCAACGCTGATATTAAGAAACGCTTGCACGCCATCGCGAGTCGGAGTGAACGTGACGAGAAAAACTCCTTCCTTGAGATAGACTTCTCGCGTTGGAACCTCCGCTGGAGAGCACGAACCGTGAATCCCATCGCATGGATGCTAGAAGATATCTATGGTCTACCTGGGGTCTTCTCACAAGCGCATTGGTTCTTTGAGCATGCCACAATCGTGCTGACTGACAAACACATGAAACCCCCGGGGGTTAAGCGAGGAATGCCTGCATGGATGTGGCCTACGTCGTCGCTTGTCTGGAGGGGTCATAAGGGGGGTTTTGAAGGGATAGCTCAAAAACTGTGGTCAATCATCACAATCTGCATGGTGTTTATGGCGCTACTTGGGACCGGCGTATCTTGCTTGATGGCCGGTCAAGGAGACAACCAAATCCTGGCGTTAACGACACATGATAATAGGAGTCGTCGTGATGTTATGGAGACCGTCCTCGCACATCTCGACATGTACTGTAAGTCACTTGGTCATGACGTCAAGCCAGAAGAGTGTATTGACTCGTCCACCGTAATCTCATATTCAAAAGAATTCTATGTCAACGGTGTACACCGCATGTACACTCTTAAATTTGCTGCAAGG